GGCATCATCATTGGTATGAGTGTCAAGGAATATGATGACACTGATCCAGTCAATCCTGCATATGTAAATGGTTTACTACAGGCAGGTGCTACTGAACTTAACTCAACTATCCCTCCTGGTACATACGTTAAGCGTATTGTTAGCAACACCCAGATTGAACTTGGTCAAAGAGGTTCTAGATTAACTGAGGGTAACACTGTTACTGCTACTGCTAACAGCACAACTACTGAACTATACTTTGTATTTGAGCAAGGTATCTGGGCAGACACACTACCTTCGACTAAGATTGTTGGTCCTGCAGGAACTGGTGAAGAAGTCATTCAGGACACCACAGTTTCTCCAACCAACAGAGAGTGCTCTTCTACTGCTGATGCTATTGAAACATTAGTTGGTAACATCACCACCATTATTAACAGTGGTCTTGGTACAGTTACTAGACAAGAGCAGACAGTTAACACTGCAGCACTTGCATCTAGAGCTACAGTATTTACGATTGATACCACTGGTGCTGGTCCTTCTAACCCACACGACTTTGAAACTGGAACACCAGTTAGATTGGTTCCACGTCCACGTTTCGATCAAGTAACTGGTAAGTATGTTGATGTTGATAAGCGTCTCATTAGATTACCTAATGGATTTGAAACTAACAGAACTTACTATGTAATTGCTCCTGGCAGAAGCACCCTTGCAGGTGGTGAAGATTACTCTGGTACATCATTCTTTGATGGCAGTGATATGACCAGATTGATGCTTGCAACCTCTAAGGAGAATGCAGCTGCTGGTGCATACATCTACGCATCTGAAACTGATGCAATTGATAAGGATGTTGAGATCGATCTCTACCAGTTTGTCCTAGATGACAAGTATGATCTTCATAACTATGAAGGTTCATTCAGAGATATTGGTGGTGTTGTTAATGGAATCAAAACTAATGTAGCACACATCTTTGACGTTCCTAATGCTTCTACTACACTGCAGAAAGCATTCATCAGAGCTGTTGAGGGTGGAGATCTACCACTAGTTGCAACCTCCTTGGCAAATGATCCTCAGGTTGCTATTACTGATCAGAATAATGCTAACGTTGGTAGAGTCAATCCTAACATTGAATTCTATACTCGTTATCAGACACCTACTGTAATTACATTACACAAAACACCTGCTGATGCAATTAACAATGTAAACTCGATTGCATTTGCACCTGGTCAAAATCTCCTAGATTTCAAGATCTATGCTAACAAGCGTCGTTCACCAATGCGCTTCGATCCTGGTTTCACTGATGCTACTGCAACCAATGGTAAGTGGTACATCCAGTGTAAGGATGAAGTAACTAGTTCACAAGATCCTTCTAACAATATCTTCTGGAGAATTGGTCAGAATGATTACTCTGATAGACAGAGATCCACTGACATGTGGTATGAGCGTCTAGAAGATACTCGTGATAAGGATGAAAGAACATACAAGATTCGTATGGTCATTCCTAAGTATCTTGAGAACGCAAGAGATCCTATCAATGGATTTGTTCTTAAGACAAGGACTGATGACACACGTAAGTTAGTACCACAGAAACTCCTACTAAAACCAGTTGTAGGTAGTGTATATCGTGCTAGATTCCAGAATCCACTAGATGCTAGTGAATTGATTGGTGATACAACTGGAACCTATGATCCATACAGAAAGGCAATTGCAGGAAACACACAAGAGTTCAGAGCATTTGCTAAGTTTGCATCTGGTATTCAGGCAACAATTCAATCTGGTCGTGTAGTTACTGATAGTTTAGATGATAACATCAATTATCTAGAATTGACAGTATATGACCATGCTGTTGATACTAAGAACTTCCCTGGCTTAAGAAACGAGACATTTACCACAGTTAAGATTACTGCTCCTCAGGGTGGTAGTTTTGTATCCAGTAAGGTTGATAATCAATCTTCAGATCCTAATGCTATTAGTTTCTCTGGTAATTCCTCTGGTATTGCAAACGTCCATGCATATTACAGTGTAAATGGTGACAACTATCTAATCATCAAGAACATCCGTAATGGTGATCTAGAGTACAGTGAGTATGCTAACACAAGATTCCAACAGGGCAATGTCTTTGCTGACATGCTTGAGGATCAGGACATGGGCAAATCCCTACCTCTGAAGACCCAAATTGCAAAAAATAATCCTGAGTTTTTCTACAAGCAAAACGGCGCTAACGTTTATACTATCACACCAGGTGATCGTATTCAGGATGACGCTGGTGTTGAATACTATGTTGACACTGTTGAAGATGTTGGAATCATTGAAGATACATTCTATATCTTCGGATATGAGACACTAAAACGCAGAATTGCAGGTCAACAGGATGGTGTATACTATCTAACTGCACTTCGTGGTAACATTTCACCATTCCCAACTGGTGCTGGTGTAACTAACAACTTCAAGAAGTTTAAGTTCTCTCAACCAGTCAGCAAACTATATCCTCTGAACTACAGAAACGATCCTCTCTGGTTCAAGAACTCTGGTACTAGTCAGAAGGAGAAAGATTACTATGCTGGATTAATTGATCCACCACAAGCATACTCTGCTGCTGATAACTATATTCATGGTCTTGTCGCAGTTAACGACTTTAAGAACTCTACAACCAGAGAAATGGTTGCAGACCTTACAGAACAACCTGCATTCATTAACAACACATATACCATCCAAGCACAAGATGGTAATGCTGCTGCTGGATCTGAACAGAGATTGATTCCTATTGGTGGTGATGGTAATGTTTCCTTCACAGATCAACGCTATTATGTTGAACTTAGAAGACCATCTATTGCTCGTGCAGGTAACCACACGTTTGAATACCTTGGATTCGGTCCAGGTAACTACTCTACTGGTCTCCCAGCACGTCAGGAAGTAGTCCTAACACCTGATGAGGACTTCTACGCACAAAGTAAGAAACAAGACGCTGGTATCGTCTTCTACACTGGTATCAACTCACAAGGTGACTTGTATATTGGTAACAGAAGAATCAATGCTATTACTGGTGAAGAGACATTCATCGATCAAGCATCTCTACAAGATGATGGAGACGAGGATGATGTACTAGACGGTCTAGTTACCACCTTCGATACACCTGTAACATTCAATAAGAATATCACAGTTGTTGGTGGTGATGGAGAACTAGTCAATACATTTGAATCTCCTATTACTATTGCAGTTCAGGATGCTGATCTAACACAGGCAAGAGATGCACTGATTATTCGTTCTAATGTAACTTCTATTGATCCTGTAACTCAACTAGAGCAAGATGAGGGTCTTGATAGAACTGCATTCACACCTCCAACTAAGGGTGATATCAGAATCAGTAAGAACAAAGTTGCTGCTGCTATCTTCGCATTCAATGCTAGAGGAGATGGTCAAGAGTATCAGTTCTTAACGCATACTGTTAATGGTGTTGCTACTAACATCACTCCTAACCAATCTCCATTGATTGCAGCGGGTGGTTCTAGAATTGATGCAGCACAGTATATCACTTATGGTGGTGTACTACCTGCTCCTGGCGATGTTCTATACAAGGGATCTGAAGTTGGTAAGAATGGATCCGTTTCATGGATTCTTGCTAACTACTTCGCAACCATTGCTAACAACCAGATCGATAATATCGAGTTTGACGGTACTAACATCGTTAAACTATCGTTTAGAGATTTTGCTAGTGGTGTTGCACTTGAAGTTGGTGCTGACATTGGTATTACTTCTGCTTCTCAGATCAGAATTAAGAACTTCTGGTATGATAATGAACTAAACCTAACATGGAGAGTATTTGCTGCTAAACCTGGCGATCCATTCAACCCAGCAAACAACTACTGTCACTTCCAAGTTATTAAGCAAGTACCACAGGATACTCAGGCATGGGAAGATATTATTTCTAATACTCCTAATGATTCTAATGGAAATCCTGGTACTCCACCAACTATTGAGTTCTCTAACGCTAACTTCAAAGAACTTGGAGTTATTGGTGCTGAAGCACTTAGAACTGAAACCGAGAGTATTGGTGAGTATAAGTTAGGTATCAACACTGTTGCTCGTGCTCCACATAGTGCATACACAAATGCATGGGTTGATAACCTTACAACTGATCCTCGTGCAAACCTCGATGTTGTTGGTAACGCATTCATCAGTGGTAGAGTTACAGGTGACTTCTTAGATCACACTAACTTCGCTGATCGTGATAAGACAGCAATTGATAACGCACTATTGATTGGTGGTGATAGTTCTGCTCCTAATGATGAGGCAGTTCTACGTGTTGCTACTACAAACGGTGGTCGTGTTGGTATCAACGTACCTAACTCTGAACTTGATAGAGCACTGGTTGTTGATGGTACATCTAGATATACTGATGATGCTCGCTTTGAGCATGACATCGAAGTCAATGGTGATGACGGTGTAATTGCTGAGATCAGAACTTCTCAGACATCTGGTACATTTAACCTTGTAACTGACGCCACATTTGTTGGTACATTAAATCTTGCTGGTGCTGCTGGAACCTTAAACATTGGTTCTACTACAACACTAACTCAGACACTAAACCTAGTTAATACTTGTGTTGGTGACCAGTTCATCAATATTGGTACTTCTTCTGCACACAGTAACATCTTCTTGGGTACTGTTCCTGAGAACGTTACTACAAATATCTCTAAGGTAGAGATTGGTGGTGCATATACTAACACTAACGAAGACCTATCTTACACTAAAGTTAAGACCAGAAACTTCAGAGTTGATGGTGATATGTGGCTTGGATTCCGTAGAGGAATTGGTGATGATGTATCACTGAAGTCACAGGCATCACAGGTTGATTTCTTCTCTAACACTGGTGGTCCTTCTATTCTCAACTTTGCAACTAATGCATCTGAGATTAACATCGCAGGTCAGGGTGGTACAACTACAATCAATAACCAACTAAAAGTTATTGCATCTGCACAGTTTGATAGTAATATCACACTATGTGGTGGTGTTGCTTCCTTCTCCTTCAATGGTGCTAGAGGACAACTTGGTTCCACGATTTCTGCTCATGATGATGGTATTATCAGTGATACTTTATTCGATAAGAATATTGATATCTTGAATGTTATCGTTAAAACTCCTAGTGAAGAAGGATATAACGAAGTTGATACCGCAGGTAGCGGAGATTGGGGTGGTGCTGCATATCAAAATGCAATCACTAATATTGGTGGAACACCTGTTGTTGAACCACAGACACTTGGTGCTCTAACTGGTGATGAGTATTATCTACCACTTCTAAATTCACCAGTCAAAGCAAATGGTGATCCATACTTCTCCACTAACGATTATCTCTTAATTGATAGTCCTGTTAATGGTGCTAGTGAGCATCCAGAACTTGTACAGATTGTTGAACTATCAAGAATTAATGTAGCACCTTACTATGTTAAGGTCAAGCGTCAACCTATTGGTACATTCACTACAGTTCTTACTAATCACCCAGATAGAACTGAGATTTACAGAGTAAATGTTCAGTTTGATGCCACATGGACAGAACAGGCACTTGATAACAATGGTCCTAATGATAATGTATACCTTGCTGAGTTTGGTGGTGTTCTAACTTCTAATGATTATGTTGTTATTGGTCGTGATGATGGCGTACCTGCAGGTGATGGTATTGATGACTTTGGTGAAGTAATCAAGGTTATTACTCCACTATCTGCTGAAGTTCAGAAGTTTAGAATTTCTGGCGATTGTTCTAATCCTGATGCTGATGTATTCGTTGTTGATTCTACAACAGGTGATACTTACATTGGTGGTGACGTTACTGTTGAAGGTCAACTCAATCTTGCTGGTGGTTGTGGAACTATTAGCAGAGGAACAATCACTGGTAACTTAACACCACTCACTGATGATGTTGTAACCAGATATATTACTGGAGTTAATGCTACTGACATTGCTAAGGTTAAAGTTGGTGATACTGTCAAGTTCACTAATGCTGTTAACGCTACAATGTTTGGTGATACTAGAATTGAGGAGATTGATGCTACTCAAATCTTACTAACCAAACCAATTGTTCTTAATGCTGGACTAACTAACGTTGTCTTCACAGTTGTTAAGAACGAAGAGTTTATCATCCAGAATGGTAACGATCAAAACACTCTATACTTCGATACATGTGCTGCTACACTAGAGGTTGGTAATCAGTTTAGAAGATTAGATATCTCTAGAGTTCTTCCTTCTACTGAAGCTATTGCAACTACAACTGCAAGATATAGTGGTAATGAATCTGATATTAGAATTTACTCTTATTGGGTAGATCCACAGGTCATTAACCCTAATGGTCCTAACACGACTCTATCTGCAGTTGCTGCTACTGGAGCTATTGCTGGTTCTGTTTATCTAACATGTAACGCTATTGGTGAAGGAACTGGTAGATTTGAAGAAGGTGACTTAATCTTAGTCGGTAACCTTGCTGATATTGCTAGCGGTGGTATTTCTGGTAATGAATTTGAAATCATGGAAGTTGCTGCAGTTGATGTAGCAGGTAAGGTTCTAAGATGTCTACCAGCTAAGGAAGGAACAACTGCTAATGCATTAACAGATTATCAACCTAGCACAACATCTGTACAGAGAATCCTCAGACACCCTGAATCATCTAACCTCATTGATATTGAGACAAGACAGCGTAATAACACTGACTTCTGCTCTGTTATCATTGATAATGGTAGAATTGCACAAACCAAGTTTGATTATCTAAACTGGTTCCGCTTCTATGATAAGGCAAATAATTCTAACGAACTATTCTTTGTCAATGGTGGACTACTAGGTAAGGTTCATACACCTACTGGAATGGATGAAACCATTCAAGATGGTACTATCACACACAGAAATGGTGATCTAATCCTTAATAAGGACTTAACCATGTATGGCGGTACAGTTACCGTCAAGGATTCTGTTGGTAAGACCAATATCCTACAGGTTGTTAATGATGATGGTCACGCAGATCACTCTGGTTCTATCTACTTTGACGCTGGTGTCATTGGTAGAGGTGATATCAAACTATACTCTTCCTTCGGTCCAGAAGAAGTTCTAACTGTTGGAAATGAAGTAACATTCCAAGTTGATATCTATGGTGATGCTAAGATCAGTAATTCCTTACAAATTGTTGGCAAGGCAACTGAAACACCATCTAAGACAGCACAATTCCAGTTAAATAACTTAGGAACCAATGGTGCTGATGACTTCATCATCAATAGAGATAATTCTATTGACTCATTTGGTATCACTAACTTCTACACCAGCACTGGTGGTAGACATGCACGTTACATTTCCTCTGGATCTGACGCTGCTGATCTAAATCTAGAAGCTAACATCACATACTTCGCTAATGTAAGTGATCAAACTAACTTGATCTGTTACTTACCTGAAAATCCACAGACAGGAGATGAAGTAAGATTCGTTGAAGTTGGTGGTAACCTAGGTTATGATACAATGCTAATTGTTAGAGCACTAACTCCAAATACTAAGGTACAAGGAGATGCTGGAGGAACTACAATTGGATTAGGTGGAACAACTCCTTACAATTCTGGTGAACTGGTAGTACAAACAGCAAATGCTGGATTTACTCTGGTTTACTTAGGAGGAACAGATTCACAGGGCACCATCGTTTCTTCTTCCGTACAAGGATGGTGGTTAAGAGAGGTCTAATTAATGGCATTCTATAATAGAGTTAAAGCAAGTAAAATCGCCCCGATAGGTACTATCATACCTTGGACGGGCGGTACTGGTCAAGGCAATCGTGCTGAAGATGTTCCTAAAGGTTGGATTATCTGTAGTTTAGGTAATGCTGTATTGAAAGCTGCTGATTATCCTCTCTTAGCAGCAACATTAGGGAACCAGTATGGACCATTCCCAGAAGATGGTTCTAGTTTTGAACTAGGAGTTAATTTTGGATTGGTTAATAATTTTCCATATAATGGAGATTCAGCACTAGGGCATGTTGATCAGTTTGGACTACCAAACTTAAATCAATTAGCACTGGTTGATATCGAGGGATCTAGAATTGCATCTACTGATCTCTTACATATTGGACAGTATATTGGTCGTAATGGTCCTGATGCTACACAACCACCTATCTTATTAGAATCAGATGTAGATATCACATTCACAATGGAACCATCTTCTACCCTAGCAGGTAGAATTACTGGTATCACAATGGATGAACCAATCTACTTTGACACAATTTATACTATTCCTAGAAAACTAGGTATTGAACATATTCCAGAACATGGTCATAGACCAGCTAGTGCTTCTGATTTTGATCAATTCTGGTCTGCATCTGCTGCTGGTAATGGTGTTATGGAATTCTTACCAGGTAGTGGATTAAAAGACGATAGTAAATATCTTTCTATTGCTCCTATTGGACACAAGAGTAATAATAGTGAGGCACATAGATTTAGACCAGGTACAAGAGATATTACATGGTTTGATGCAAATGATGGTGGTATGTCCATGGTTGATGGATCCATCAGACAGTTTGTTGATCCTACATTAGAATTGATTCCTGCTGTTCCAGATAATGATAGATCTATTGAAGAAAGACCATATATTTCTTTTAGAAGTTGGTCTGCATCAAGTGATACACAGTTTGGATATCAGGATGACAATCGTGCTATGCCAGACATCCAAACACAAGCACACGTTCAGGCATTTCCACCAG